TGAGAGTCAAAAAAGGAGGAACTGGCTATATACAAATTAGAGGTAACAAGAAAAAGTATTTCAAAAACTTCAACGATAAAAAGATTTATCAAGCTGAAGATGGTAAAGAAGTAGATGGAAGTTTACCTTTAGATGAAAGAGCTACAGAAGTAATTCATTTCCAAATATATTCACCAAGGTCTACATGGTATGGTGTTCCAAGATATGCTGGTGCTTCTACCTCAATTACAGGAAATAGATTAGCAGCTTTGAGAAATGTTAATTTCTTTGAGAATGATGCAACACCAAGATTGATTATTTCTGTATCAGGTGGAAAGCTTTCTGCTAAATCCATTGAAATGATAGAAAACTTCATTTCAAAATCCAAAGGAATTCGTAATGCACATAGAGTAGTTGTTCTTCAGGCGGAAGGAAGAAGAATGCAAATTGGCCAGGAGGACAAAACCAAAGTTGAAGTAATTCCTTTGACTGTAGGAAGCACTGATGATGCTAGCTTCCTTAATTATAGAAATGCTAATGACGAAGAAATTCGTGAAGCATTTGGTATAGCTAAAGTTTTGATAGGAACAACTGCCGATGTTAATCGTGCTTCTGCTTATATTTCAAGACAAGCAACAATAGAACAGGAGTTTATACCAGATATTTTAGCTAAGGAATACAGAATAAATCATACAGTAATGAAGTCATTTAACTCCAAAATTGCTAAATTTAATTTTGTGCGCCCTTCAACATCTGACCCATTAGACCATGCAAAAATTCTAGACCTTTATGGAAAACATGGTGGAGTTACTCCAAATGACTTAAGAAGTCTACAAGGAAAAAGCTTGTTTACTGAGGCATGGGCTAATAAGCCTTTACAAATAGCAGTTCTTGAAATGCAGATTCAAAAATTCATAGATAAAATTAATCGTGGTGGAAATGAAACTGCCGAAGAATTTACAAAATCTCTTATTGAAGTTAGAGATATGCTAACTAAATCTTTAACAGGTGAAGTTGACCCATCGGCTTTTGGATTTGACATGAGGTAAAATGAACAGTATTTTTCAAGTTGATGATTATTATAGAAAGTGTAGACAGCTTGACTTAGCTAATTCTGTTATATTAGCAATGGCACTTCCTTATGCTGAAAAAGCTATAAATGACAGAACTCTTCCACAAAAGTTAGATTTGTTTAATATATTAAGTACTCAATTCAAATCTATAAGCGATGACTTTTTGAAGGGGGAGTCAAAAGCAATTCAAGCATTAGCAGACCCAAGTAATTGGGTTAAGACAGGAGATAAGAAACTTCCTTACAAAGTTAAAGATTCAGTTATGAACAAGTTTCATGATGCTGCATCTAAGAATCTAGGAAGCGGTATGGCCAAGTCTATAGAGAAAGATTTGAATAATGCTATATCGAATATGTATAAGACAGCTAAAGCATTTGAAGAAACTAGACTAAAACTTCCAAAAGTAGACATGAATATTCGTGATACTCGTACTATTGACCAGCTTGGAAAGCTGAATAACTTTTGGATAGGTGACAATTATAACAAGACAATTGCAAAAGACATTAATAGAATAACGACTGATGCTATAAACAAGGGTCTAGGTTCTAAAGAAACTGCTTCTCTACTTAAAGAAAATTTTGGAAACAGATTCAAAGTGCAAGATGGTTACTGGGATGTATTAGCAACATCTGTCGTTTCAACATCTAGAAATTATGCACAAGTAAATCAGTACAGAATAATAGGTGTTAAAACTTATGAAGTGAATACAGTTGGAGATAGAAGAGTTTGTCCTAACTGCCAGAATATGGATGGCAGAATTTTTAGGACTGAAAGTGCTGGTAATATTGTAGATGAGGTAGTTGGTAGCGGTGATCCTGACCTTATTAAAGAAGCTCATAAATGGATTTCTTGGAGTCCAACAAAAGAACAATCGTATTGGAGAGATGCTGCAGGTAATCATAACTATCTTCCTACAGGAAGAGCTCCAAGTGATACAAAAATTTATGAAGATGCTGGTATTGTATTACCGCCTTTTCATGGTAGATGTAGATGTACAACAAATATAACAGAAGAACAAGTTAAAGAATTTGTTGATAGAGGAGTAAGAGAACCTCCGACAGCTGCTAAAGGTAGAAGTCTAAGACATATTAATAATATACCAAAAGATAAACTTAATCAGATAAAACAAGACTTCATGGCATGTTCACTTGGAAAAGCAAGCACAGTTCCTTTAGTTACTGGAGGTACTAAAGCTGCTGATTTTAAAAAGTTAGCTCCTAATGAATGGAAACAATTAAAGAACGATTATCTTAATTCCATACTGGAATAATTAAATGTATACATTAGTTTATAAGTCAGATATTCTTTTAGATATGCAAAAGGGTCTAATAGTTTTAATTGAAGTTTCTAGAGATTTAGACTTTTCAGACATAGTTATTGGCCCATTTGACGATGAACTTATAGAGCAACGTGGCATATATGCAATATCAGAAGATAGAGATTCAATAAGTGAGTTTGAAGTTGAAGTCGATAAAAGATTTAAAGATGAAGGATTACAGCTAAGAAAATTATTTGAAGAACTTGAAGAAGATTTAGCTTATGAGACTGAAGAAGAAGATGAAGCTGAAGATTTATTAGGAGATGAAACAGAAGATATTTCTTGTTTAATTTGTAAGCATTTTGGAAAAGATGTGGATGAAAAAGGAGTAGCTGCTTGTAGAGCTTTTCCTAAAGAAATTCCTGCCGATATTTTAACAGGAAATTGGCTGCATAATAGAAGTTTTCCAGGACAAGAATCAGAAATACTATTTGACCTTGATACTGCTGAAATATAATGGGCACATGAAATGGCTAAAAAATGTTCTTCAAAACTTAGAAGTGCTACATTAAAACGAACAAGACTTAAAACAGGTTTATTTGGAACTACTTCTGATTTAAAGGCTTTTAGAAAAGGTTCAAAAATAAAGTCAAAAAAATTATTCTATGTCTATAGAAACTTTGGACAGTTGAAGAAGGGACTAAAAGTTACAAGTGGTATTTATGCTAAGGGAATACAGGCGACATCAAATGAGTTTACTTTAAATGAGGTAGCTAAAGTCGCAATTAATGTTAAACATGTTCTTAAAGCTCCTGCACCAGCTAATACTGCAGCTGTTAAGAAATTTTATGAAAGCTTGAAAAAACGTGGTTTAAAATCAAAAAAACCGAGTGCATTATCTAGATGGGCTAAGAAAAATGGATATGAAGCTATAGAATATCCTCGTACTACTACAAGTTTGCGAGTTGTAGGAAAAGACTGTACTATACTTGATTACAATAAAATAATGGTTGAGCATTCATTACTTGCAAATCAAATGAAGACAGGCGTGGCTGGTAAAGTTAAATTCAAGACACCATGGAAATCTGTAAAGAAATTTGATAATGACGTTAAGAAATATTTCACAAAACAAAAGCTGCCAAAGAACCCTAGAAAAGCAGAACAATACATCTTTAAAATTGGCAATAAGCTGGGTATTCCAACAGAAAGCTTACAAGACATAAAAGATTATATAGATTCTTGGATATTTGTTAAAGGTAGATGGAATGCTGATTCACAATATCTTATGGCTTTACAAAATGAGGTTTATGGTAATTCTTGGTCAAAGAATCTACAAAAGTCTTTCTTATCACAAGTAAAGAAAAAATTTAATGAAAGCGGTTTGGAAGGTGTATACTATAATAAGTTGGCTTTAAGACTTTATAATCATGCTAGCATGACAGCGTTCAGTAGAGATTTTCCAAAAGGTACGACTTTATATAGAGGTATAGGAGGCTCTCAAAGTATAAAAGCAGCTAAGGAATACATGAGGAAAGGTAAAGTCACTTGTAAAATGTATCCCATGAGTTCATGGTCATTATCTAAGTCTGTGCCATGGGAGTTTGGTGATACTAGACTTATGAAGGAAAATGTTACATCTAAAGATGTTAGTTTATATTATAATGTAGGTAAAGGTTGGATGAGATGGCAAAAGGAAGTAATAACATTTAGCAAACGAGGTAAAGAGACTTTTACAAAACTTTCTACACAGGAAATAATTTTATGAGTCAAGATGAACTTTTAGAAGAAATCGACCCTGATCTTAAAGCTAGCGATATTCCGTCACTAGATGGAGAAAGCTTTGAAGAGCTTGACATTGATGATGTTAAAGATGAAGAATTAATTTATATAGACGATAAGGAAAATGCAGATTGGTTAATTAGTCTAAGAGATAGGAAAGTGACTAGCACTGCTAGACATGGCAAAAGAGTCATAACCTATGAAGATGGAAAGATAATCGATGTAGAGGAAATAGAATAATGTATTCACTATCTTATGTTAGTGAAGATTTGAAAGAACTTCAAAGAGTCTTATTTACAATTATAGAATTAGCTTATGATGACACTAGATTTCTTGACTTAAGAGTTGGCCCATTTGACGATGAGGCTTTATTAGCAGAAGGAGTCTGGATATTATCAAATACAATTGAACTACTCGAAACAATAGACAAGACATTAAGTAAAAGATTTATAGAACAAGATTTGACAGTTGCAAAAGCTGTCACAAAAATAGATGGTGAGTTGTTAGAAGACTTTTACATAGATAAAGAGACAGAAGACATAGAAGAAACTTCATGTTTGCAATGTAAGCATTTAGGTCTTTATAAATATGATTCTTACAGATGTAAGGCATTTCCAAATGGAATACCTTATGAGATAATTTCGGGATTTATGTTACATAATGTAAGAATACCAGAACAAAATAATAATGTGATATATGAGACTCTATAATGGCAAAGAATTGTTCATCAGGTTTAGGCGAAAATATAAGTGCGATGAAGAAAATAAATCCACTTATAGGTACAAGACAACAGGGACTTAAGTTCAGAACTGGTTCAGAAATTAAAAAGAGAGTTTATCATTTAGTTGATAATCAAAAGATTTTACGAGAAAAACCTATAATATCGAAAACAGCTTTTGGTACAGGAATAAATTTAACATTATCCAAAAACGCTATTAAGAATTTAGGCGAAACACCTTCAGCATTTATTAATGTTAAGAATGTTTTAAAATTGCCAAGTAATACAAATAAGTTAAGACAGTTCTTTGAAAAATCAGGCTTAGGAAAAGCACCTAGTTCTATCAATATTAGTAAATGGGCTGCTAAGAATGGATATGATGCAATTAGATATAAACATAAAGGAACTAACAGCATTGTAGTTCTTGACCCATCGAAAGTTATGTATATAAAGTCTAAGTCAATAGGAAAAATCGCTAAGGAACCAAAGATTCCAGTTTCACCAAAGATAAAAATAGAACCTGTAAAAGAAGTTAAGCTTAACAACTTAATAAAAGATTTTGATGACCCGAAAAGAGCAGTTACAGCTATTCAAAAACAGTTAAAACAACTAGGAATAAAAACAAAAGGCGGAATAAATGTTGGACTTGTTCCAGGAGTAATGACAAATGAGCGAGGTTATATTGTATCAGGTTCGTATAGTCCAAAATCGAATAGATTAATGTTGAGCTCCAAATATTTTGAGAGAATAGCTGAAGATATAGCAAAAGGAAAAACTTTAAGTAAAGATGCAATGGAAGGACTTGGTACTGTAGTACATGAATTGATTCATGCTGCAAAAGTAAAAGGATTTCCTAAGCTAATAGGAGCAA